CTGCAACTGTGCTGGTTGCTACTGTTGCTGTTGCTACTCCCAATGCTGCTGATTCAACTGCGGCGGCTGTCATTAGGCCACCATTGGTTGCCACTGCTGCTGCTAAGATTCGTTGTGCTCCTGCTGCTGCTGTTGAAATGCCAGTTAAGTTTACCAATGCAACATCATACAACACTGTGGCTGCTGCTGCTTCTGCACTGAAGATACCAAATTGTGTCACAGCAAGACTGGCTGCAACTTGTGCTTCTACGAAACGAACTGCTGCTGTGCCTACACGAGCAAGACCCACTGCTTGAATTGTTTTGGCTGCTGCATCATTGGCACTGGCCACTGTTGAAGCCACTGTGGCCGCTGTGGTTGCAACTGTGGTTCCAAGTAAGCCACTAAACCAAGCAATCAGAGCACCAATCTGTGTGCCCAGGGCTTTGAGTCCTGCAATGATACCACCACCTACCATCACTGCCATTGCAGCAGCAATACCTTCTGCAACTAATTTGGCATTTCCACCAGCAGTGATAAATGTGTTTAGAAAATCAGCAACTGGAGTAACAAGAATCATAAATTCTTTTCTTACTGCTGCTGCACTGGCTTCCATCTTCTTCATTATGGCATCAAAGGTTTCTGTAGCAGTGGCTGCTTCACCCATTGTGCCTGAGACCTGTGACAACTTGTCTCTGAAGTCTCCCCATGGTAGACCTTTAGCAGCCTTGCCTAAAATATCATAAGTGGCTGCTAACTGTGCGCTGGTGGCAGTGCCACTGGTCATTACATCTGCTACTTGTTTGAGAACATCTTTGGCTGACATTTTAGTAATGTCACTCATTGACAAGCCTAACTTGGCAAAACTGTCACGCAGTGTTTCTGACCCTTGCTGGGCTGATACTACATTGTCACCTAAGGTGGCCAGTGCAATGTTCATCTTTTCAGGACCGCGACCAGCAGCACCAAATGCAGCCTGCAACTCTAATACAGAAGCAATGCTGAGTCCAAATGCTTCGCTCATGTCTTTGGAAGCACTGGCACCATCCAATAATGATTTAACAAATTCAATAGCACCAAGCCCTGCCAATGCTGTGACTAATCCACCTGCTGCTCTGCTGGCTGATTCTGACATACTGGCCATCTTCATCAATCCATTGCTGGCTGATTCAGCAGATGTCACTACCTTATTAAAACTGGCAGTTGTTCCTGAGGCTGCTGATTCGTTGGCTTTGGCAAACTTATCTACAGATGAAGTTGCCTCTCGTAAGCGTTGTTGATACTGACTATCATCTAATTCCAAGGCAACTTTAATACTGCTCATCTTTATATCCTCACTTTATTTTTTTAACTTCAATGTCCAACAGTGATTGCATCTTCTTCAATGCTGGTGTTGTCATTCCTTTTGGCGATTGTTTACTTGAACCTGCGTCAAGTTCAGAGGCATAAGCATAGTTTGCCTCAATTGTATTCTTGATGAGCCTTGTGCTGGCTCTGGCATTACCTGAGTCTTTGGGAGTCTGACTCACAAAGTAGTCATAAGTTTGCTGCATAATAGCATGTGGCACAGCAGCAGCCTTGGCTAATTCTTGTGCTACATTACTTTGTATCTTTGTCTTTGCCTGCATTGAACTTCTCCAATTTTGCTAACAACATCTCTGTTGACATTTCTTCCTTCTCACCCCTGGCTCGTCTATCTTGTAAGTTACGGTATCCAACGCTGGCATCAAAAACGAAGAGATCAAAGGTTGTTGCTTCTCTCATCAATTGACTTGGAAGTTGCCCATACCGTTCACCCATTGCGTCAAGAGTGAGAACAAACTTAAATTCAGTGCTGTCCTCATCAATCTCTTCGTTAGTTACTTTCCCAGTTGTTCAATGACCTTCTGAATCGCAGAACTCATGATGCTGCCTGGCAACATCTCACCTTCACCACAGACAGGTTTACCTTTGTCATCCAGAATCAATTCATTCATCATTAACACTGCATTAGAATAGTCTGATGTCATTGATGTTGCAATCTGAATGAACTTCTGAATTGGTTGTCTGTCATAGATGTAGAACTCTAATTCTTCGCCGTAGGTAGCGATTACTTCTTCGCTGTCAAGAGTAATCTTTACTAATTGTGGCTTTGCAGCCAGTTTTGTTAATTGAATCGCCATATCATTGTGCCTTTAAATCTTTGTTTTTCAAGTAATGAATAATTGCTAATGCAAATTTCATTCGTGTTTCTGCCTGTGCTATATCGTTCTGAGCACAGCGTAATTCACTAAGTGCTTTTGCCACTTCTGCTTCCATACTGCGATAGATCTCGCTTATGGGTTTTTCATCAAACATCATAATAACTCCAAATCGTTTCGTTATGCTCTTACTTAGTCAAAAGGATAGGACCCTGAAGTCCTATGCTTTTTAGACTTAGTTAAACTAAGCCTTTGTCTTATGCTACTTGTTCAGCAGTAAAAGAACCATCAACCTCAATCGCAATTGGACTGGTCCATACTGGGCTTGAAGCAGACACTGTAGGAGCAACATTACTAAAGTAACCTGTTCCCATGATGTAGCGATCGCCAGTTGACAAGCCACTCAATCCAATAAGGAAGTCTACACGAGTCTTAGAATTGGACATATTGAAAATGCCTGCTTCTAATGCTGTGGTGCCAGCCTTGCCAATTGAACCAAAGAACTTGACTGGGTCAAGAACTAATGTGCCACCAACTGTGTTGGTTGAAACAGAAGTAACAACTTTCTCAGAGTCAGTGTCTAATTGCTTCCAACGAAATGTTGAAGGCTTGTTGGTAATTGTGATGTCTTGCAATGCTGGAATTTCTAATGTTCCAGCAGTTGCTGCTTCAGCAGCGTAGAAGTCTGCAAAGGCAGGTGCGGTTCCGTCGTTGATACGAACTAAAACACGAACGAAGTCTGCAGAACTTGCGGCGTTAATATATGCCATGATTGATATCCTTAATCTAAATTGTGAAATCTATACTCAAATTCAAAGACTGACTTTTCACCATCAATCTTAGTTGAGTAAGTAAATTCTTTTCTAAAAGAACTTGGTATTGTTGCGGCTGTCTTTGCGTTGTTCAAAGTTGCCAATGCTGTGTCCAAATCAGCGTTTCTATTCTTCGCATCTACTACTAAGTATCCACGAATCTTGGTCACTGTTTCATTAATGTCTACACCATTGAGAATTGGAATGAGTGAGTTCATTTCAACTGTGGGTTCATCAATGTAGATATGCTTCATGTTCTTGTAAGGTAAAGAAACAACGCCTTGCTCCCAGGGTAATTCATTACTGACTTTTATGGAGCCAGTAAGTGTATTACTTAGATAGGTTAACAGTGCTGTTCTCATCTTATTCTAACACGATTCATTAATGTTGGTTGCTTCTCTGACTTACTAATATTAGTATCGCCATTGAAGTCATACCAGTCACCTGCTTCATAAATCTCTTTGAATAGATCATTGTAAGCGTCACGATAGAAGTGTATTTTAACTACTTCTGCAGAATCAAATCCGCTGCGCTCTTTACTAAAGTCTGCCACACCTGGGAGTATATACTCAGCAAGACAATAGAATACATTTAAGTCTTTAAAGTCTTGAATTCTACCATCAATCTTTGTAGGATTAACAGCAGGCACGCTGCGGATATCATTTTGTAAAGAACTGTCGCGAGCAAACATATACTGTCTCCACCAATCACTCACTTGTATCTTATTAAGGATACGCTGTGCGCTTAGGGCTAAGAGACCATCTATATCTGCTTCACTTAATGCTTCGTTTGCTTCAAATAGACGAGCATCACGCTGGACAACATCCGCATATAATGCGAAACTTACAAAACTATCAGCGATGTAATTGAATGTCATGTTGTGTGCTCTATCTGACTATTAAAGAGTAGCAGCACCAAGAATGCGAACAGCCAATTCTGGACGCAATGTTCCAGCACCAGCCACAGCAGTCAATACCACATCAGTTGCGCGTTGTTTTTCCATGCGTTGTGTTGCCATTGTAACACCACCGCGTTGAGCAAGACCAAAAGCGGCTGGAGCGAATACGCAACCAACGCTATCGCCACTACCGTCAACTGCAACACCAGCGTGTTCAAGAATAGTGATACCAGCAATGCTACCAACAAAGTATTGAGCAAGGATAGAATCAGCAACTGAACTTGCATTCTGGAATGAAGTTGTAGCAGTCATTGCTGCTTTGATAGCGTAGGCTTGTGCTGGGTTCAACACAGCGAACAAAGGACCTTGATACTTGTTACCGCGGATCATTGCAGCGGCTTTCATTAGGTCAGCAACTGTGTTGTCTGAACCAGCAGCACCTTGAGATTGAGCAACATCAGCAAACAATGCCAATAGTTCTGCATCAAGACCTTCAGCAAGAGCCATACCAGCCTGAGTTGCTAAAGAACCAATAACATTCTCAGCAGCGGAATCGCGCAAGAAGTCAGTTACTTGGTTGTAAACAACATGTTCAGCAAGAGCAATAGTCTTGCTTTGTGTGTTGGCATCTGACTCAGCAGGAGCAACACCTTCACCAGGCTTGCTTGAAGTCATACCAGCCCAAACAGGAACTGTTACTTGTTTACCAGCGCCAACTGGGTAATCAAACACGGTGCTAACTGCGCGTGCGATTGAGTTTTCATAAAGAGCGAATTGTGATTGAACCAATAGGTTCTGGAATAATTCACTGTTGATACTTGTAGTATTAGCCATTTTTAAATTTCCTAAATTTTATTTGCGAGTCTTAGACTCAGCATAGATTCTTCTATGCTCTGGATTTTTCATATCCAGGGAGTTAATATCCAACTTGCTGATGGAATTGCCTACTGAACTCTTAGTAGATGAAGTAGATGGTGTTGCTTGAACAAAGTGTGGATTCTTATTAAGGAAGTCCAAAATCAAGGCATCAACATTGAAAGGCTTGCCCTGGTCGTCATAACGAACAGTTCCTTTCTCATCTAACACTTCAACTTCACCATCAGCATTTAAACGAACATTACCACGAACAAGTGTTTTAATTTGTTCAGGATTCACTGCGCGGTGTCTTGCTGCTGCATCTACAATAGGAGAGTTTAGTTTAAATTCTTCAATAAGTCTGTCTCTCTTCTGAATCTCAGCATTTTTAGATGTTGCTAAGTCCTGAAGTATTTTATCAAATTCCCCTCGCTTGATTTGTTGATCTACTTGACCTTTACGGTGATTATCTACAATTGCTCGTAGTTCTTCTGGGTCGCCTAAATCCTCATACTTGCTGGTTAACTTCTTTGTGACTGCGCCTTTGGTGCGTGCCATCAGATCATCAACTTCGCGTTGCGAGTAAGTCTTTTCTACCTGGGTGTTTGTTTGGTCAAGTGTTTCAGTCTCACTTGGTGTGCCAATGTTTGGTTGGGTCATTGTATCCTTTTGCCCGTTCTCTGATAACGGTATGTTTATTTGGGGACGATCAATCCCCGCATTCTATTTAGCCATTACAGCGTAACGAAAGTCAATCACCAGATTCTTCAGAAGTGTAGCCAGCCGCAATAGCAGCAGCATAAGCATCTGGAGTGTTGACTATTACAGACTTTAATGTATTTGGATTAGTAAGCACATTAACATCACCTGCTTCTTGTTCAAGCATTTCAATGTCCAACATCTCGCCAATGCGTTTATCAATCTCTGCTTGAATTGCTGGATTAGCACTGAGTGCTTTCATCTTGGCCAATTCATCTAACTCATTGGAAGTATTGTGCAATGCAAAGTTGCCAGGATAGTCAATCTCTGCTTCAGATTGGATACCAATGTAATTACAAACTTCTTGCCAGATTTGTTCTTCAGCAAGTTCCAAATTATCAGCAATACTGCTTAGGCGTGCATTCAATAATTGGAATTCTGTTTCAATTGCGATACCAGAACGAGTAGTTGTTTCTGTGGCGCGAACTGAGCCTACATTACCCATACTATCAATCATCTGACGACGATTGTTGATTGAATCATAAATGGCAGCAATCTGTCCACCTTGAAACTGTAACACATAAGGCTTCAAGTTTGGATCTAAGTTGTCAGGTAGCGTAATAACTTGTCCAGCAGCAGCACCAGTAATGTTTGTTTCAGCAGTGGCACATAGTGATGGATGACTATCTAAACGAATGCTGTCATAAATTTCACTGAGTTCATTTGCAATCATAAGTTGTTGATCTGCAATGTCATTGATAAGGCTGGTTCCAATGCCTCTGACATGGCTGCGTTCAGCATATACAGGAACGAATGGAATACGACCAATGCCGTTCTCAATTACTTCATAGTTTAGTGCAGCCTTGCTTTGTGTGTTGATAACAGTTGTGATGATAAAGTCTTTGCGCCATTCTTTAACTGTCATCATGGTGCCATTGATTTCTTCAATCACTTTGATCATTGATAGTTCATAACTACCATTTACTTTGCGTTCCCAGGTCCAATCCAGGGTTGTTAGTGGAGTGAACACAGAA